GACCAAAATCAGTTAGCATCTTCATCTCCCAATGGTGGTATTTCAGCATAGAAAGCGAACAAGCTTTTTTTGTAACTCGCTGC